CGATTCAGAAACACCCATTGAGACAATTATACTAACAGCCTGAACTCTAGTTAATGTACCTATTCCATACTGTGACATTACATTAACCAACGTGCTAACCTGCGTTCCATTTAATCTCTGTATTGTGCTTGCATTTCCACTGGGTGTATTTGACTTTATATTCTGAAATATATTTGATAACCCAGACTGTTCTTGCTGCTGCTGATTATCAAAATTATTTCCACCATTACCACCATTCTGTGTTCCATCTTTCTTTATAGAATTTACACCCATCATGTTGAAATCATCTGTACCTGGATTTATTAGCTTATTATCGCCATTCATTCCATTATTAAAACTTGCTTCTTCCAATATCTGCCGCTCAAATGCAATTTGATTAAGTTCATCTGTAACTTCAGTATCTGTAAGACCTCTCCATTTCTTCATGTATGTCTTTCTTGACAATACACCACTTTCTACCTCAGCCAAATCGGTTGTCTTTTCTTCTATTTCATCTTCTGGTAATGGAGTGTTCTGTACAACCTCAACCTCATAAGTAATTGGAATTACCTTATCTTGTATATACTTTGTGACACATAACGGATACTGTATAGCGCCTTCTATGATTATTTCTACCATTTCTGACAGACCTGGACCCCAAACCTTCATTTTTTCTTTACAACGAACAATCAATGGCCAATATATAGCCTTTAGAGCCTTACCTGATGTTATTGCACCCTGCATTGTATCTAGTGTTATATTTGGCATGTCAACCTGTTCATAACCGGCCGTCTTTATTCTATCGAGTGATGTTTTTAACGCGGCCGAATAGTGCATTCTAGGTTCTAGCAACCCAACCTCTGGATGTGGCAATGTCAAATTCTGGTCTGAGCCCAAATCCCAAAACGCACCGGCACCTGTTGACAAATTCTTTGTAGAATTACCTTCCATATCTACAACATACTTGGTAGGATTCATTGATTTTCTTTGTGCATCTGAATCAGCATTACTTAACTTTGAATACCATTTTTCATAATCCTGTAATAACTCTATTTCAGATTCACCACTTACTTCTCCAAGCAATCCATCATTTATAAAAATAACAGCTGGTATTCTCTTTAACTTAATTGGCTGTCTACTTGTTACATCTTCAATCAATACCCCAGAACCATTATATATCTTTTCCTCTAAATACACCGTATCTTCATCTTCATCATATGTGTATTTCTTTTCAAATATCCTTCTATCTGCTAAAGATAAACAATCTTTTACAACTATAAAACATACAAACTTTGTAAGGAAATTTGGATTACCTATTTTTGTCTCATATACAAACTGTAAACTATTAAGGAATGTTATAACAACACCATCTTCTTCGTTAAAATTTACAATACAGGCAACTCTCTTACCAATAAAACAATCTCTAGCTGCTTTTACAAGTATATCTTGAAATCTATTCTTCTTTAACACCGTTACTATTAAATCATTCATAATAGATAGCTGTGTTTTTGATTCTTGTGTTAATATACTGGTGTCTCCTTTTGGCTCTATTGTTATATCAGGTTGTTCGCCAAATAAAAACCTTGCCTCTTTATTAATTAGGGATGCAGCCATCTTGTATTTTAGTTTGGCTGGTACATAATCTCCATTTGTACCTTCAACAAGGAAATCTTTACCTTTTTTATAAATTCTATAAAACTTACAAATTTTACCAAACTCGTGAAACAAATCTTCGGTGCCTACATCCGTTTCAGACCTTAATAAAGCATATGGTATTTTACTGTACGCCGATAGTACACCTGTATCATTTTCTAACTCTTCATATTCTTCAACAATTTCTCTAAATACCTTTTGCTCCTCATTTAACAAGATAGCTACCTCCATTTACTTTTTATTCTTCATTACTGAAGTCTACATCAATTGTACCAGCATTAGCTGCATCGGCAAGTCCCTCACCAATAATATATGCAACAACAGCGGCACCCTGCATAATAAGACCGGCAACAGTCTCTGCCTGTGAACCTTTTCCAAGTGCAGTCATTAGACCAGAAACAAACAGTGCAATTGCTGCCCAAAACTTTCTACTTGTGAGTTTTCTTTTCCAGTCTATTTCAAAATTACTTTCATTAACAAATTTAATCTCATTATTAGCCATTTAACATATACCTCCTCTTGTATTTTGTTTTAGCCTCTCCAGATTTACTATTATAATTCTTATATTTAATATCAGCTACCGTTACAGTATCAAGACCATACCATATTGCAGAAAATGTATGCGGGTCAATATTAAACTCATCGTACTGTACCTTACCATTACTGTCTTTCTTATAGGTCAAATCTTTTAGTTCTTTTATTGTGTTCTTACATTTAGGACTAACGATTATCTTTCTAAATCTTTTTACCTTCCTTGTGTTTGATAATCTTGAACCAGAGAACTTATTTTTGCACGGTCTCATTAAATATCCCATCTGCCTATAAAATTGTATAGCTTTTGGGTCTTCATTATCTGCAACTATATATTTATTATAACCTTGTAAATAATAACTATCTAACCTATCCTTTAGCTTCTGCATTTCTGGCAATCTAGCCATCTGTGTATCTGTTATATGGTTTATATATATTTCGTCCCATATATATAATATACCATTCTTGCTATCTACAGACATACTTAATACAGCGTTATAACTTTCCTCAAAACCGAAGTCAAAACCGAAATATTGATTTTCTACACCTAATTTCCTAATTGCGTTTACAAAATCTCTCGGCTTAGAAGCAACCTTAAACTGTGGAAGAACTCTAGTACCAGATGCACCAAATCTACCCCATCTTGCAACCAAATACAATGGGTAGTCATAATCTCTTAATTCATCAAGTCTTCGAATATACTGCCACGGTAACCATGGATTATCACCTGGTGCACTATGATGATAATATACACCATTTTTTATCAAGTTCTTTTTATCGTAAAACTTTTCCTCAGGCATAATAACATGTTCTTCACCATTTTCGTCTACCCTTGTGAAAAATCTTGTATAAACCCAATTCTCTCTATTTACTGGGTTACATGATAAAATGAAATGCATACTTAAATTTGGTGTTCTAATTCTTCCTAAAAGTTCTTTATAACCATCTGGATTTATTTCTGAACATTCCTCTATCCATACTATACTTACACCATTTATTGATTTTACTTTTTCTGGATTATCCATTCCTTTAAATATTATTTGAGAACCATTAGCAAATAGTATTCTTAGTGGTGATTTTAATGCTATACATTTTGTCTTATTTGTTTTCCTTTTAAACTCGTTAAAATCATAACAAAGCAAATTCATATCTTCTAATATTTCTTTAAACAGGTCATAACAACTTTCATAAATTGTATCAAAAACTTGTCGTACAACAAGCGCCTTTCTCTTTTCTTCCAATAACTTTAGAATTAATTTAAAGGCAATATGATAACTCTTACCAGAACCATAACCACCTATTAGCAGATATGTTTCATAATCCCAGTTAAAAATAAAATCTTCAAATGCGGGACTAACTTCCTTTGTTATTCTCATAATTAGTCACCGCTTAAATCATTTACACTTTCTTCATCAAAATCTACTTCATCTGGTTCTTCTCTTTTATTTCTAGCTTTATACTCTTCTACTTCTTCTGGTGTCCTTTTTCTTAACTCTATATCTTTATCATCAATACTATACTCATCTAAGTCTTCTTCATCTCTCTTTGATGCCCTTCTTACAGTAATCTCTACTTTAGAATCTTCTTCTAGCTCATCTATTAAGTTAGATTTACCGGCCATATTTCTCCATTTACCATTAGAACGATTATATAAGTATATTTCAATAGCCTTTACATTAGGCGGCTGTTCTGTTGTCTCTTCTTCTTTTAGTGTTTCTACAACCTTACCATATCTTAAAACAGTTGTTACTTTTGTACGTTTTGTTGTACAACCTAATGCTGAACGTAATAAAGCATTTTCTACTTTATAATCTGTTAATTCTTTTCCATTTTTAAATGCTTTATCTATATCTGGATACTCAATTCGCCACCTATATAATGTTTCAGTTCTTATACCAATCTTAGCTGCTATATCTTTTAGACTATAACCGTCTCTTACCCATGATTCTAAAAGTAGGAGGTTATCATCTTCTAGCCATTCATCTATAATGGCTGTTCTTCTTTCTATTTTAGAAACCATTTTATACCTCCATAATTTATACCTATAAATAATATAAGTATATTATATAATATATATTATATATTGTCAATACCTAAATAATATTTATTTTATTGTTAGAAAAATGTTGTTACATATTGCTAAAGTTTTTACAGCAGTAGTTTTTAGGTTTGTGTTTGCTATAGTTATTTGCAATATATAATTGTGTGTGTGTGTGATAGAAAAATAAAAAAGTATTATTGCCAGTATACAGCTGGTGAGAAGTAGATGCCGAGGAATTGCATGAATGTTCTGACATTAGATGGTAGGCCCCTCAATGTTTCTGACAACGCACCAAATGTTCAGAACATTCTGATAATGTAGAAAAATGGTATAACTTATCTGACAGTTGTATTGAGGTGTGGAGATGTGTCAGACAATTCCTCAACTTACTCTCAATAATTCTTACAATTCTCTCACTTCACCCTCTATTATTCATACAATTCTTTCCATTCACTCTACATATTCATACAATTATCTACATATTACTTATATATTCTTACAATTCTATACTATATAAACATATTATCTGACAATTAAAACAAATAGATACTTATTATCAGAATATAACTACATAATATATGTATTATCAGAATAGTAATATAATATACATCTTATCACATGACAATTTTAGTACTTATACGTAAATGTTCTGACAATTTAATACTATTCTTACTATTGTATTATACATATATAGCTATATTACTAAATTTATTATACAATATGTGCCTAATACGTTAAGCTTTCTGACATATTGGTTTTTACAAACTAAATTGTTTACACAACTCTGTATAATTTAACTAAGTTTTCTGAAAAGTCTAGTTATATTAGTAAAACCTGTTATACAATTTACATTATATTAGTTAAGTTTTCTTGCAATTTAGTTATTGGCTATTAAATTGTATAACCAACTTTACTAATATTAGTTAAATTATGTAGACAATTTGGTTACCATTTACTAACTTTTCTGAAAGTTTAGTGACCATAACATAAATTGTATACTGAATTTAGTTAAATTAAACTAAGTTGTCAGAAAGCTTTTGTAAAATTAGTTTAATTTGTTATACAATTTTGTAATTATAACTAATATTTTCTGAAAGCTTTTGTTATGGCAACTAAATTGTATACTAAATTCAACTAATTTTTACTATATTGTATACTCAATTTGGTTATAATAACAAAAGTTGTTAGACAATTTAGTTGCCAATTACTAAATTTAGTACACAATTTAACTAATTACTATACAATTATCTGATAACTTAGTTTAATTTAGTTATATTTAGTATACAATTCCATACCTACAATTTAAACTTTCTGAAAGTTTTAGTACTTATAACTAAATTGTATAACAAACTTAACTGTAATTGGTAAAATTTAGTATACAATTTAGTAACCAACAACCAAATTATCTGAAAGTTTGTACTATTTTACTAAATTTAGTATACAATTTGGTAAATGGCAGTTAAGTTTTCTTGTAATTTAACTAATATAGCTTAAATTGTATACTAAATTTAGTAAAATAACATATTATTATCAGACAACTTAGTTTGATTTTACTAAATTATGTAAACAATTCAAGTCATAATTACTAAGTTTTCAGATAATTTAACTAGTTATAGTAAAATTGTATACTCAATTCTGTTTATATCAACTAAATTGTATAACCAACTTAGTCCTTATTAGTTAACTTATCTGAAAATTTAGTTGTTGGTAACTTAATTGGTTATACAATTAAGTTGCCATTTACTAACTTATCTGACAATTCAACTGCTATAACTTGAATTTAGTATACAATTTAGTCGCAGTGACTTAAATTTTCAGATAAGTCAAGACATAACTACTAAATTTAGTATACAATTCAACTGATGGTAGTTGTATTATCTGATAACTTATCCACTAATAACTAAATTGTCTACACAATTTAAGTCACTATAACTAAATTTTCAAAAAACTTAACTGCTAACAACTAAATTGTATATTAAATTCAACTGAATTACTTAAAACTTTCAGGCAATTTAGTTACCGTAACTTGAATTGTCTACATAATTTAAACTACAGTAGTTAAGTTATCAGACAACTTAGTTAAATAACATAAAACTTTCTGATAACTTGGTTTGTTTTACTAAAATTGTATATACAATTTAGTTACCAATGACTTAATTATCTGAAAACTTAACAAACTTAACTAAATTGTATATATAACTTAATTATAATTACAAATATTGTTTATACAATTTAGTAATAATAACTAAACTTTCAAAAACCTTTATGCTGTACTACTAAATTGTATAACTAATTCTACTATATCCACTTTAATTATCAGATAACTTCAGTCATGGTAACTTAATTGGTTATACAATTAGGTTGTTTGTGACTTAATTATCTGAAAACTTAGTCGCCTTAGCTCGAATTGTCTACATAATTTAATGCTATAACTAACAATTGTCTGATAGTTTAAAATTATACCTGCTATTTGTATAAACAATTTAAAAGAATAAACATAATAGTAGATACAATATATTATACTTATATTAACTTTTCATATAATTACAATAATCTTTTTGCTACTTTCTAATAACTTTTTTGCTTACTAATAACTTTTCAGATAACTTGTTCAGTAAGTATATATTGTCTGACAATTCAAAACATTCAAAAAGGAGGTCCCTCGGGACCTCCCCTGTCTGACTTTGAGACTGTGTATCAAGCTGTCTTAATGCTCTGGATTCCGTCTGCCTTGAGGGACTTGGCGTAGGCGACCATGCCCTTCTCGTCCGACTCAAGTTTCTTCACTTCATCGTTCACAAGTCTTCTGCGGACGAGCTTCCCATTGACCTTGTAAGAGATGAAGATGCGGAATTGCTTCTCGCCTGACTTCTGTCTGTGATAGATGACCTTGACCCCGAACTCGCCCGTCTTTCCAGACCAGACTTTGATGTCTCTGTCCTTGGCCTCGTGGACCTGCTTCTGGACCTTGGCGATGTATACAAGGGGCTTCTTTCCTTTGGCTTCCCGAAGCTTGAAGGTGTAGGAATTTTCGACTCCCTCCATCGGCTCGAGATTGCTCTCGCCGATGATGGACTTGAGGACCTCAAACTTGGCTGCTGTGAATGTAAGGACTCCGTCCTTGGTGGCTGTGATGTCCATCTTTCCATCTGCTGCTTTAATGAACTCGTCGATTGTCATGATAGTTGTGGTTGTCATAATGTCTTCCTCCTTATTCTAAAGACTCGATATTGGATACTTGAGGTGAGGTCCTTTTCCCTCCCTCTGATTATATAGTAGACTGGAAATATGAACTGGTTCTGAACAGAAATTAAACGTTTTCTGAACAAATTATGAACAGTTTATGAACGAGGTTCTGTCCATATTACACCTAAAAATTCAAACATTCATGGATGTTCAAACTGATTAAGCATTCCAGACTTATCTAAATGTTCGAACTGCTTAAACTGCTTGAAAAGTATAAACTACTCGAAAAGTATAAAAAGTATATACATTTGATACAATTCGAAAAGTAGGTACTGTTTGAACTTTTCAAGTTGTTTATACTTTTCGAACAATTCGGAATGTTTGAATTGTATATAATGTTTGAATTGTATATACATTTAGAAAAGTTCGAAATGTTCGAATTGTTCATACAATTCAAAAAGTATATATTGTTCGAAAAGTATATACAATTCAGAATGTTTGAACTGTTTGAAATGTATATACAATTCGAAATGTTTGAACAGCTTGAATTGTATGAACAATTTGAATTGTTTGAACAATTCGAAAAGTATATACAGTTCGAAAAATTCGTACAATTGCACTCGCGCACTTTTCACACTCAAATTAATTGCATTTTTAACTTAATACTATAATGTTATATCTTATATTTATTACTTTATTTAACTTATATACTTAATATTATTTATCATATGCTTGTGTATGCGCTATGCGCAACGTTGTTATGCAATACAATAACTTATATCAATGTGAGCGGTGTATCATAAATCTCAGTCTGTATACTCTATAAACATTTAATATTGTAATTAAATAGTATCATAACATTATAATAATACTCTAATACTATAACATTCTATATTATGATACTATCATAACAATATTATAATATCACTATTATAACATTATGATACTAATATTAACTCTAATAAGACTCTAATATTATAATACTATAATATAACTCTAATTACTAATCCCTTTTCGGCCACAACTTTTTTAATTCCAAAAACCTTTTTGGCGAGCAAAATTTAATTTTTGTGCTTCTTTCTTGAACAACCGCAAGACTTTGAAAGACCTAATATTAAGCTTTCTCTCCTAATAACCTTCTGGCATCCACATTCACAAATACATCTATAATAATATCTGTGCTTTTCTCCACCTGCCGTACTTTCATAAGTATCACTGTCTAAGCACTTTACATGAAGTTTACCATAATCGTTACCTTCAATATCTGATGTGATAACACTAAAACTGCCTCTTTTACTCATATCTTTTCTGCTCCTTTTATTTTATCATCACCTCACTAGGGCTCCTATTAGAACTTCTAGTGAGGTATATTCACTTTATCTTATATTCTATCGAGTAATCATACAAAAATCAACACTATGAAGAATAGTCAATCCTGGTGTAGACGTCTATAACTCTCTTTAAGCTTATTCAAGATACTTTCTCTGGAACAATCAGAACAGATGTAAATCACCAAGGCAAGTTCTTCAATAGATGCACCATCTCTGTTTAAATCGAATAACTTATTATACTGAGAATTATCACCACATGTAAACCAATTATTATTATTATTGCACATATGATACAGGTCTTCAAATGTAAATAATGCTCTTTTCTTCATAACTTCATTCTCCTTTGCTTCATTAAACATAGTTCTTACCTCCTTTTAGCAACCTTTTTCTAAATACTTCCAATTAATACTTGGTGTTCTGAGTTTTATTATGTCTGTTATGATAACCTTTACAACGCATATAATGTTTTCTACAACCTCACCAGTGTCTTCACAATACCAATGACAAACTGATACAAAATCCCAATGCTCACCGTTTATATCACGTACTTTAGACAATCTATATTCTACTTTAAATAACTTAAATAATTTCTTAAACATAATGATTACCTCTCAAAATAATGCTTTTTCATTGATTCGAAAAACTCTTGGTCCACTAACATTCCTGTAAATGTATTTCTACCTTTTATAAACTCTACGTCTCTATCACCTACTTTATTCTTTAACTTATCTATTTCATTAAGTCTATACGACATACCTTCAAATACATATGCGTCACATGATAGATATGACCTAATCTCTATTTTTGCTTTTTCTGACATAATTATTACTCCTCAAAATAATACTATAATACTTTTCATTGACTTGAAAACTCTTCGTCTTCACTTTCTTCTATTGGCTCAAACTGGTCGCCAGCATCACAATAAACACATGGAACAGCATCGGGTGGAAAGTTCTTATAATTACAATCTGCACATCCTTTAATCATATATCCAACTCCTCCTCAAATAAACTATAACCTCTGTTATTAAGTGCATTTTCTATTGAATCAATACACTCTCTATTTGTCATATAACTTGTAAATCTATAAATATGCACTGTTGATAACTCCCAGTAACCACAACCTTTACTTTCTGCAAAGTTTATTGCATCTGTTACTTCCTGGTCTGTGTACCTTTTCTTTTTCTTAAGTACTGACATATTTTAACTCCTTTTTATTCAAAATTACAATATGAACCAAATGGATTAAAGTAGTTCTGCCACATATTTGGGTTATAATATTTGTCTTTGAAGCAATCTTGAGTTCCTATAAGATTTAAACTCTTATCATAAATTCTAAACTCTGGGTCAGTCATAGCTGAACCTGCAATTGTTATTATAAAACCATTCTCACATATGAAAAAACTCTCGTATGATTCATAGCAATCATTTTCACTCTCAAAAATTTTACCTTTTTCTATTAAATACTTCTTTAACCTTGTCATTTTCTTTACTTCCTTTCTCTTAAGTACTGATATATTATAACCTCATTATTCATACTTATAAAGTAAATCAGGTTCTTCATCTTCAAATAGTAAGTCTTCAACTTCTGGTTCAATATCAAGTTCTTCATCAAGTGGAAGTTCTTCTTCACCTGGATAACCTGGATAAACTTCGTGCTCTTCAAACTCAACAAACTCAACATTTAAATCGCTTAAATCAAGTGATTTATGGCCTTTATTCATATAAGTTCCAGTTGATACATTTATGATATTATACTCATCATCGGCATGTTTACAGACAAAATCATCAGCATCTTCACCTGCACATACAAGATGAACAACTTTATAAACACCTTCTTCTGGTTTCATATGTGTTATGATATTATAAAAACATTGTGTTGCTTCTGTTTCTGAAACATCTTGTGCTTTTATTTCTTTAACTCCATCTTTTATAACTTCAACAGACCATACCTTTTCTGTTTCTACATACTCTGGATTAAAGAAACCAGCAATATCAAGCCAACCAGACTC